ATTACGTTAAAGAATACTACTTAAGAGGTAAATTAATTGGTAAAATTATCTTAGATAAACCAGACAGAGAAAAGCTTGGTTACCCTGGTAAAAGGTTAGAGGTATTAACAGAAGATACCCAATTCAAAAACAAAATATACAAAGCAGGTACAGAATTACACACAGAAACATCTCCTATTTGTGGTAAGGTACTTGGTACACAAGCAGAAAAATTCAGAATATTAGCAAACTCAAGAATAAAATTTTAATTATGTATAAATTAGACAAATACAAACAGAACTTAACCATACACGGTAATAAAGTATGGAGTTACACAACACACGTTGCAACCATTAATGGTAATAAATTACAACAATTAGGTTATTGGTCACAGACAACACAAAAACATATTAATTATGTTGCAAAAGAACTTAATTTAGTTTTAGTTAAATGAAATATAATTCTGATTTTAAATACGATTTAAAGGTTGGTCAAGTTGGAGAAAAATACTTGGCTAATATTTTAGAGAATAAAACAATAGAAGTTAAAACAGATTATAAAGCACTTGAAACAGGCAATATATTTATTGAATATTTTAGCAGAGGCAAACCAAGTGGATTAGCTACAAGTAAATCTGATTGGTATGCTTTTATAATAAGCAACGATAATATTATCTTAATCAAAACAGATAAGCTAAAAGATATTTGTAGAAAATATTTTTGGAGTGACAGAGATGTTAAGGGTGGAGATAATAATACAAGTCAAGGAATTTTATTAAATTTAAAAGAAATAATATGAAACATAATGCACTAGAAAATCAAATATTCGACCACTATCGAAAACAAGCAAAAACAATTAACAATGCAATTGAGCTATTAACAGAGCATAACTATACTGTTATCGATTTAGAGGGCAATTGGATAAAAAAAAATAAATGATATTATTATTTGATGCTGATAGTTTAGTTTTTGCAAGCTGTTGCAGAACCAAGAACTTACCTGATGAATCTCCATTTTATACAAACATAGATGATGCTATAACTAAATTTGATGAGCAGTTTATGAAAATTGTAAACGATTTAGAGGAAAAATATGACATTGATAAAATTATAACCTTTAATGGTTGTAAGGGTAATTTTAGAAAACTATTAACACGTAATTATAAAGCCAATAGAAAAAAACAAGAGTTACCACCATTATTACATAAAATGCACCAATACGTTAAAGACACATACGATAGTAAATATGGATTTGGTATTGAAACAGATGATATGGTTGCAAGATATTGGTATACATTATCCAATGAATTTGGTAGAGATAACGTAATGATTATTAGTATTGATAAAGATTATAAACAATTTCCTTGTTTAATGTATAATTATCATCCTAAACATAAAGTGGTTTTAGATATATCACAACAAGATGCACTATATAATTTTTATGAACAAATGATAGTAGGCGATACAGCAGATAATGTAAACTTTTTTAAGGGTAAGGGAAAAAAATTTGCTGAAAAATACTACAAAGATTGTACAACTAAATATCAATATACTAAAAAACTATATGAATTATTTAAACAAGAGTATAAAAGCAAAGCTAAATTAAAGTATATTGAATGTTATACATTACTTAAGTTAAGAACTAATTAATGGAAGATAAAGATGTATTAAAACAATACGAAGATGTAGGTCGTAAGCAAAGAGTAGAAGATTATTCTTATTTTATAAAATACAGGAATAATTTGACTCAATTTATAATACAAAATTGTTCTTATGAAAAAAACAAAAAAAGACATAACAGAATTAATTTTAATGAAAGACAGTTATTATCTTTATTAAAAGAAATGCAAGATATTACTTTGTATATTAAGCATTTAGATAAATAAAAATTTAATTTACGTTATATATATAGTTATGATAGAAAAAATAAATATTAAAAACATTTTTCAAAACCCTATGAATCCAAGAATTATTAAGGATTACAAGTTTAAAAAATTAGTAAAAAGCATTAAAGAATTTCCAGAAATGTTAGAGTTAAGGCCAATAATTGTAAACCAAGAAGGTGGTATTATTGGTGGTAATATGAGATTTAGAGCTTGTAAAGAACTAGGATTAAAAGAAGTGTTTATTATAAGAGCAGAAAACTTAACTGATAAACAAATAGAGCAATTTATTATAAAAGACAATGTAGGATTTGGTGAATGGGATTGGGATATGATTGCTAATGGTTGGGATACACAAGAGATTACTGATTGGGGATTAGAAATAAAAACATTTGGAGAAAATTTAGCAGAAGAAGAATGGGTAGGTATGCCTGACTTTGAACAAGAGGATAATATGCCTAAAAATAGAATAATGGTATCGTTTGAAAATGATGAGGATAGAATGGAGTTTGGTAAACTTATTGGACAGAATATAACAAAAGATACTAAATCAATATGGCATCCTAAATTAACAATAGATAAAGTAAAAGATTTAAGATATTAAAATGAATCCTAATTTTCCTTTATACATACCATCAAAAGGTAGATATGAAATTAGATTAACAAGTGATTATCTAATTTATATGAAAGTTCCACATTATATTGTAATAGAAGAAAAAGAATATGAATTATATAAAAAACATATTAATAGTAAATTAGTAACATTATTAATATTGGACAAAAAATATCAAGATGAATATGAAACCTTAGATGATTTAGGAGATAGTAAAAGTAAAGGACCCGGTGCAGCAAGAAATTTTGCTTGGCAACATTCTATTGATAATGGCTTTGATTGGCATTGGGTTATGGATGATAATATTAGTGCATTTTATAGAGCACATAAAAACAGACAAATAAAAGTAAGTAATGGTGCTATATTTAAAGCTATGGAAGATTTTTGTTTACGTTACGAAAATTTATTTATGGCAGGACCAAACTATTATATGTTTCAAGTAGCAAAACAAAAGCGACCACCATTTGTAAGTAACACAAGAATTTATAGTTGTAACTTAATACGTAACGATATACCTTATAGATGGAGAGGTAGATATAACGAAGATACTATTTTGTCATTAGATATATTAAAGGATGGTTTTTGCACAGTACAGTTTAATGCTTTTTTACAAGCTAAAGTTAGAACAAGTGTATTAAGAGGTGGAAATAGTGGAGAGTTTTACGATAAAGAAGGTACGTTACCTAAATCAAAAATGCTTGCAGATGTATATCCTGAATATGCTAAAGTAAAATGGAGATTTAGTAGAATACATCATTATGTAGATTATACACCATTTAAACATAATAAGTTAATACGTAAAGCAGATATTGATTGGGATAAGTTAAAACCAAATAATTATGGTATGAAAATTAAAAAATTAAAAAATGAACAAAAGTAGACACCTAAAGAAAGAGTCAATTCTCAAAGCATTAGAAAAAAGTTTAGGAATTGTAACAGTAGCTTGTAAGAAAACTGAAACACCGAGAAGCACATTTTATAAATGGTTGAGTGAAGATGAGGATTTCGCTAATCAAGTGAAAGATATTGAAAACATTGCATTAGATTTTGCAGAAAGTCAATTACATCAACAAATCGGAAACAACAATACAACAGCTACAATATTCTATTTAAAAACAAAAGGCAAGAAAAGAGGTTATATTGAAAGACAAGAAATAACAGGAGCAGATGGTATTCCTAATAACTTTCAAATTGAAATAATTGACAAAACCGAAGATAAAGACTAATGTTGTTTATAAGCACTTAGTAAAAAGTAATAAAAAAATTGTTGTTGAGCAAGGTGGTACTCGTAGTGGTAAAACCTACAATATACTTTTATTTATTATATTCCATTATTGCACTAATAATAAAGGTAAAATTATAACTATATGTCGTAAAACATTTCCAAGTTTACGAGCAACAGTATTAAGAGATTTTTTACAAATATTAAATCATTACGAAATATATAGAGATGAATACCATAATAAAAGTAGTAGTGAATATAATTTATTTGGAAACTTAATAGAATTTACATCCCTTGACCAGTCACAAAAGATTAGAGGTCGTAAAAGGGATTTACTATTTATAAATGAGGGTAATGAATTATATTGGGAGGATTGGCAACAATTAATATTTAGAACACAAGAACGTATTATACTTGACTTTAACCCATCTGATGAATATCATTGGATTTATGACAATGTTATAACAAGGGAAGATTGTGACTTTTATAAAACAACATATTTAGACAATCCATTTTTAGAGGATATTATTAAAGAAGAAATAGAAAGGTTAAAAGAAACAGATGACCAATATTGGCAAATTTATGGTTTAGGGGAAAGAGCAACAAGTATAAATACTATATTCAAATATTCAGAGGTTAATAAAATACCAGAGGATGCTAAATTAATAGCTTATGGAATGGACTTTGGTTATAGTAATGACCCTACAACGCTTGTAAGCGTGTTTGTTATGGAGCATAACTTATATATTAATGAGCATTTATACAGAACGCAAATGACAACGCAAGACATAAATGTATTTTTAAGAGAACAAAATCTATTAAGTAATCCAATATATGCTGATAGTGCAGAGCCAAGACTTATAGCAGAACTACGAAGAATGGGACATAATATATTCCCAAGTTTAAAAGGTAAGGATTCAGTAAATGCAGGTATTGACTTATTAAAAAGATATAAATTACACATTACAGCTAATAGTAATAATGCAATACAAGAGTTCAGGAATTATAAATGGAAAGAGGACAGAAGTGGTAAATTAATTAATGTACCTGAAGATAAACATAATCATATTATTGACCCCTGTCGTTATGCTACCTACTCTATATTATCACGACCTAATTTTGGTAAATATGCAATACGTTAAAAATTGTAAAAAGTGTAATAATGAATACACTTACATAGGTTCTGCACAAAATGGCTATATGTGGTTATGTAAAAAATGTAACCATATAGAATGGGCACCAGATAAAATAAATTAAATATGTTTTCGTATTAAATATATTATATATATATTTGTTATATAATAATAAAACAAACAATATGAAAAAATTAAATCCTATACAAGCACAATACATAAAAGATTGTGAGTTATTACAAGCATTAAATTTACCTACAGATTTATTTGATGAATTATATTTACAAAACTATAAAAATAAAAAACAAACAAAATGAAACTTACATTCGAAGAAAACTCAGCTTTAATAGATGTAGAATCAACATTAAAAATGTTAGCTACTGCAGATAATTTAAGACCGTACCAAAAAGAATGGGTCGTAAAATCTTATAAAAACATAACTAACTTTAGGTATCAAAATTCATAATATTATGATGGAGTTAATTTATAAAAAACATCAAAAATGGATAGAAATTGTTGAATCATTTGGTGTAAATAATGAACAAGCTAAAGATATTGTAAGCCATATGTATTTAAAAGTTTACCAATTAATAAGCAAAGGTTTAGATATATCTTTTAATGATGGTGTAAATTATTATTATATATATAAAATTTTAAAAAGCTGTTATATTGATAATTATAGGAAATATAAAAAAATAGAAATGTTAACATTACGACTTAATAAAAATGGTAATGTAATAGCTCTAAACAAAGAGGGTAGTAAATATTTAAATGTAATACCAACACAATTAATTGCAAAAAAAACAATAGATTATAATGGTTTGCAAAAAAAATTTAAATTTATATTAGATAATTTTAAAAAAACAAATAATAATTTATATAAAAAAAATAAACATTATAAAATATTTAATGATTTACATAATCAACAAAAAATTAATATAAAAGAATATTCAGAAAAAAATAATATAAATTATCATCAAGTTTATTCAAGTTATAATAAAACAAAAAATTTAATTAAAAAAGAATTAATAAAACAATTATGACACAAAAAGAAAAAATAAAATATTTAGAAAAGCAATTAGAAATTGCTAAAAAACATACATACGTTTATGATACTACTTCACTACATTGTAACGATGGCGAATTTTATATGTATTATGGAGAGGATAAATGTGTTGTTTTTGATGTTGAGCAATTATTTAAAGATTTACCATTTATGATAACACAAGTAGTAAAAGAACAAGCTAAAATGCAAGATTGGCATTTAGAAAGATTAACCGAATCATTAAAAGAAATATAATGGAATTAATATCAGATTGTTGTGGAGCAAATCCATACTTAAATATAGAAACAGGAATATGTGGAGATTGTAAAGAACATTGTGAATTTATAAATATAGATTATGAAAGTTAATAGAACATATAAAATAATAAGACCAATGAGAAAATTTGGTAATTTAATAAAAGATATATTATATCCACAAAAGTCAAATCATTTTTGGATAAGAGTTAAAGAGGTAGCAAAAAATAAAAAAGAAAAAGAGGAGCAAATGTTTGCTATAATAGAACTATTAAATAACAGAATAGAAATAAATGGACAAGATACAGAATACTAAAGATTTAGCATTTTATAATAATTCAATATTATTTACAGAGCTTTTAAACAAAAAGGTAAATAACAATATAGATGATGAGGAATTAAAATTAATGCAAACATTATTAATTGATATATTTTTTTATGTAAATAACTTACAAACACATTTAGCAAATTGTAAAGTAGCTAATAGTAAATACAGAGAACAACGAAATGAAGCATTACTTATAGCTGATGAATTAAGAGATGAAATTGAATGGAATGAAAATAATGTTATATAATTTTTTAGTTTAATATATATTTTGTATATTTGTTATATATTAATAATTAAAACAAATAAAATGAAAAAGAACTTAATATTTTACAAACACAAATTATTTCAACACACAGATGACAGAGATGACACTTGGTACGAATTAGCATATTATACAAATTATGGTACTAAGAATCAAGAAATGGAATTTAAAAGTTTTAACACTTTAAAAGAAGCAGAAAAATTTATTAAATTTCAAGAAAACTTAATTAACTATAAAGAATTTATATAATGTACAGAAAATTCCTAAAACAAGACCCTAACAACTGGAAATGGTTAATTGCTATACACGTTGTTTTATATACTATATGTTTAATTTTAATGATAGATTTATAATGAATAACATATCAAATACAATAGAGGTAGAATACGAACACTTTTTATTAGAGGTTGATTATGATTGGAGAAAAGGTAATGCAGGGGATTATTATAATCCACCAGAACTAAATCAAACAGACATAAAAAAAGTTTATGTAATAGGACATATTAATGATGATGGTAATATAGAATATTTAGATACAAAAGCAAAATTACTTATGGATTCAGAAGTAAAAGATTTAATAATGGAAGAAATAGAATATGATGTAGAAAATTGGATGTAAAAATTAGGTTTGTTTGTTTGGAAATTAGGGGTTAGAAATAGCCCCTTTTTTTTTGTAATAAAATCGTACTTTAATTTCGTTATATAAGTATGGAAATAAATATTACTATACCAACACAGTTAAAAGACATAACATTAGGGCAGTATAAAAAGTTTATTAAAATACAAGAAGGTATTGAAAACACTACCTTTTTACAATTAAAAATTATTGAAATATTTTGTAAGGTTGATTTAAAGGTAGCTAAAGCTATGCGATATAATGATGTTGAGCAAATTACATCAGATATACTTAACTTATTTACCAAAACACCTAATCTTGTTACTACATTTAAAATGAATGGTATTGAATATGGATTTGTACCAAATTTAGATGATATGACATTAGGAGAATATATTGACCTTGATACATATGCAGGAGATTATGAAAGCATAGAGGTTGCTATGAATGTTTTATACAGACCAGTAATAACTAAAGTAAAACATAAGTACATAATAGAAGATTACAATCCAGATACAAAAGAACAAATGTTAAATATGCCAATGGATGCAGTAATTTCTTCAATGTTTTTTTTTCTGAATTTAGGAATAGAATTATCGAATATTATCCTGAGCTCTTCGGAGGCGAAGAACAATCTACAACAAGTAGACTTGGTCAATTTTCAGCAAAGTATGGATGGTATCAGTCAATTTATGCCTTATCTAAAGGAGACATTACAAAACTTAAACATATCACTAAATTAAAATTTCAAGAATGTTTTTTAATGTTAGCATTTATGAAAGATAAAAATCAGTTAGAAGCTGAACAACTAAAAAAACAATTTAAATGAGCCAACAAGGAATAAGAGGATTTTATCAATTAACACAAACAATTAAAGAAACATTACTTGCAGATATAAATTGCAATACAGTAACAACAGGAGATATTTATGATGTTAATTTAAATAAACAAGATATTTTTCCACTTGCACATATTATAGTAAATAATGTATTACAACAAGAGCAAACATTAACTTTTAATATAAGTATAATTGCTATGGATATTGTTGAACAATCTAAAAGTATAACAACAGATAAATTTACAGGTAATAATAACGAACAAGATATATTAAATACACAATTAGCTGTATTAAATAAAGTAATACAAAAATTAAGAATGGGTAATTTATATACAGATAAATACCAATTAGATACAGATGTTAATTGCGAACCATTTTACGATAGGTTTGAAAACCAATTAGCAGGTTGGACAGCAACAATGGATATAATGATTGATAATGATATAAGAATTTGCTAATGACAAATAACGAATTAAATAAAACATTAAAAGCATTTGGTAAATATGTTGTTGACGAATCAAAAGCTAATCTTGAAAAAGATGGTAAAGGTGGTGGAGAGTTATATAATTCAGTAAGTTATAATTTAATACAAGAAGCTAATGCTTTTTTATTAGAGTTCTTAATGGAGGACTATGGTATATTTCAAGACAAAGGTGTAAAAGGTGCAGACCCAGAGAATATAAGTCCTAATAGTAAAATAAGAGGACAACAAGCACCTAACTCACCATATAGGTTTGGGTCAGGAAGTAAAAGAGGAACATTTAAAACATTTGCAGCTAAAATGGCTGAATTTGCAAAAAATAAAAATATAAGATTTAGAATACCAAAAGGACAAAAAGGTGCAGGTCAATTTAAAACAGGTAACTATAAAAGTATGGGATATGTAATTGCTAAAAACATTTACAATAGAGGTTTAAAACCATCATACTTTTTTACAAAACCATTTGAACAAGCATTTGCTAATTTACCTGATGATTTATTAAATCAATTTGCAATAGATGTAGAAAATCAATTAACATTAGGAATAAAAAAATAAAAAATGGCAGCAATAGCATTAAGAAGTCCACAATATAAATACGCAGCAGCAGGCACAGGAGCAAATTCTGCTAAACTAATTATTAGTATTGATGGAACTATACAATATACATTAGTAAAAGGCACAACAGCAGGAGCAAATATGCTTTGGGAAATAGCAGAACTATGTAGAGATTTTATAAATATAACTTATGATGGTAGTTATACTGCTGAAACTTTAGCTATTATATCTACTTTAACTTCACACGCTTCAACAGATGGAAGTGGAACAGCTTTAACAACATCAACAATAACAGATGTAGGTTACGATGGCTATGGAACTTTTATGGAGGGTTCAAATCCAACAGTTCCTTTTGGCTCAAGACCAACTTGGTTAATAAGTGGAGACCCTAATCATACCACAGTTAATAATGAGTATTATATCTATGTACCTAACTCTACAGCA